CTACCTTATTCAATACTAACTTTACAATGAATAATATCCATCAAACAGGATATGTTGAAAGAAATTTTAGTTACAATGGTACTAACTTAACTAGCTATGCTAATGCTGCTTTCTCAGATTATACTGTAGGTAACATTGTCAACGTAGCATTTAACAGGTCAGTAGATAATTACGTTATATTCACCATGCAATGCCAGAATACTGCGGATGTTGCTACCATTAATTTATTCAAAGTATTTGCTTATGTTTGAGATTAACGGAATAGAGTACACTATCACAGGGCCCATTGAGGTGGTGAGTGATACACAGCTACACGTAGAAACTGATAAGGGTATCATTCTAGTAGATGATACAATGGAAATATATAAAGCATTAACAAATGGCTAGATACGGTAACACAGGGGAGTTCAATGTGCTATATCCTACTCGTAGGAAAATGGCTACAATACTCAAGAGAATTTTAAGGAATGATATTGTAGATGGTGAGGGTACTCTTGTAGAAAGTATCCGTATCAATGCTAAGATAACAGGCTTCCAAAAATTGGAGATACAGATAGTAGCCATGTACTACTTTATATTCCTTAACAATGGAGCTTATCTATGGAATGGTGGAGTTATTACCCCTCGTGATTATGTAGCACAGTTTACAGATGAGCTAAACAATGCAGGTATTACTGCAGAAATTTATCGGCAGTACACTGAATGGCTTACAAAAAAGTATCCATTGATAGAGGCAGTTGAGGTACTCGAAAGACAGCAAAGAATTGTCTACACATTTGAGGCACTTGACCCTCCTCCAGGATTCACACCTGGCTTCCCATTAGATGTCTAATTGTTTTTTCATAGACAAGATATTAAAAACATAGATAAGAGGTAGGGCTCCTACCTTTTCACTCTTAGTTATATCCCCATTGGTAAGGCCGTATATGGTTTGTTCCCATGACCACTTACTCTGAGCTTGCTCTTTTTCTATCTCTTTGATTTCTTCTGGGTCCATCTCCCTACGTTCCTGCTCATTGAGGTCTTGATCTAATTCCCCACTAAATAAGTTTTCATAGTTTTTTAGGAATGTATCCCTGTACTTTAAAAACTCATGTACTATGCCATACACATCTGTGATTGGTAGGTAATGGAATTTCTCAGCTCTAATGGTACAGTCAAACTCATAGGGCTCTAGTATCTCCTCACCCCACTCATTTACCCTTGTATACCGGTAGCAGATGGCACATACTTTGTCTAGATTTGTGACGTAGTTATCTGTGAAATAATAGTCTAGGTCAATGTACTCAAAAAGAGTGAGCTTGTTGAATGGCTTAAATTTCATCCCCAACAGCTTATGCTTATAATTTTTGGATGGCTCAGAGGTACACCACTTGGCTTCTGCTACAAGTTCTGCCATCTCATCTACATCAAGGTCCTCAATAACCTCCATAGGCTCATCTGATAAGATAGAAAGAGCCTCACTGTTGTAGTGGTAGGCTCCCTGTTCTCTTTCTATGCCGCTAAATTCAATAAACTGCTCAAGCGTTACTTGACTCCACTGCTTCGGTAATTTGATCATTAGCTTGTTGTGATATTTTTTTAGCAATAAACATGATGTAAGGAATGGAGATAGCTGCATTCAATTTACGGATAAGCTTTGCTTTGTGTTTAATGTGTGCATCTGCATAGTGCTCAGCAGAGGTAAGGTCCTCCCGTTTAAACATCACAGCTAACATCTCAGATACATATCCTTTCTCTTTTTTGATTGTTATCTTTTCAATCATCTTAGTATCACGTACAGTTAACTTTAATTGTGCTTTGTACACATAGCCCTCAAGCTCTATCTCCTCCACTGTTGGGTAGTCTTTCTGCTCAGATGAGTTAAAGTCTCTTACCATCCCTACAAAATCTGCCACATCATAATCCCAGAACTCAGACTCAGGTATCCCCAGGTAAGCAAACACCTGGAGGTGCTTATCAATGGGGTCAAGTTCCTGATTGTTATTAATATCAGTGATTGCTTCAAACTGCTCAATAGTGAGCTCTTCAATTTGGTTAGGGATCTCCCTGTTTAAGATAGTTATCATAGTTAAATTTTTGAACAAATATACGTTTTTTTTAATATAGGTAATGGCTAAAGATAAAATCCCTACCTATACAATTACTATTGACCCAGCATACGCTGAAAATGGCGAGGACCTTGGCATTGAGCAGATAGCTTTTACCTCTAATCCTGCCATCAAAGTAAAGGGTATGGCATTCAGTTCACAAGCTAAGCCTTTATTCTTTAATGATGAGCTCAAATATCGTATCACTGCACCTGCTTTGATACCTATGGAGATCTACCGATTGGATGAGGATACAGATGAGGAGTATAATGTTAAGTTTACCAAAGAGGAGATAGAGCTAATTCATGGAAAATTCATGCAAAAGATGGTTAATCAAGACCTATTTAACCTAGAGCATGACCAATCTCAGACCGTACCTGCTTATGTACTTGAGGCATGGATAGTAGATAACCCAAAAAAAGATAAGGCATACTCCACATTTGGCATTGAGGTACCACAGGGTACGCTAATGGTAACTGCCCAGGTTACTGATAAGGAATACTATGCTGAGCTAGTAGCACAAGATCAAATAGGCTTTTCTATTGAGGGATACTTAGGCATGAAATTAAAAGAGCAAACAAAAACAAAAACAAATATGAACAAGTTACCTGATGGAGAGCACACTATCAAGGATAAAATCTACGTTGTAAAAGACGGAGAAGTTATTGAGATACGTGATGTTGAAATGGAGGAGACCTCAGAAGAGGTAGCCCTAGAAGATACTGTTATCGAAGAGGAGACAGTAGAAGAGGAGACAATGGCGGTAGACCCTGTAGTAGATGCAGAGGCTATCATTGCTATTGTACGACCTTTATTAGATGAGCACATGAATGCTGTAGCTGCAATGATTGCAGAGATGCGTAATCAATTAGATGAGATATTGTCTACTGAGATGGAAGATGAGGAGATTGTAGAGGATGTGGCCTTGAGTGCACATCAAAAATTAAGTATGTTTAATAAATTTAACACCAACAAATAACAACAAACAAAATGAGAAAATTAAGATTTGATTTAGATATTGATAATAGTGCATTATTAGCACCAAACGCTGAGGCATTCTATGCTCAAGCATATTTAGGCAGCACTGAGATTGCTGATAACTTCCGTACACTTCCAGGGATCAAGTACAAAACTAAAATAGGTACAGTTACTTTTGGTACAGGCTTATTGGCTGCATCACCATGTAGCTTTCCTAATGTCAATACAGATGATTTGACCTCACATGAAGTAGACGTATGTGCTCTTTCTGCTATGGCTCAGGTATGTCAGTTTGACCTAGAGCAATCATTCGTATCCTTACAGATGTCAGCAGGTTCTAACGGTGACTTCTCTGTAGCTAATTTCTTTAACTACTATTGGTCTGAAATGGCAAACGCTGTTAACGGACAAATTGAAGCTCTAAGATGGAGAGGTGATGTTTTATCTACAAACCCACAACTTGAGTTATGTGATGGTTACGAGAAAGGATTA